GATCGCTCCCTTATCCGTTGAGGCGTTTGCCTGCACGCTCTGAGCATAAATCTGGGTAGCCCCTTGGGAGTATACCGTTTCTATACGCTGCCTGTCCGCCAGATCTGCGAGGCTGGAAGCAATATCGGTTGGCTTATTGGCAATCGTAACACGCGCTTCGCCTTTGGCATCCCGGTTGCGGCTGATAGAGGTAATATATGACTTTATGCCATCTTCGGGGTTTTCATCGTCCACGATCATTACAATGCGGCCATTTTCGATTTTGTCAGAATCGTCATGTGAACGCTGGTAGATGTCCGATACGTTCACCGTGGCGCTTTTCTGCGGCTCCTGCATTGCGTCCAGAACCGCTTGAGCGCGTTCTTTGAGAGATTGCGCATCTTCAAAGCGCCGGTCTATCAAATACCTTTCGATTATGCCGTACTCGTCCACGATGCTTTTAGGGCTTTGCAAATACTCCACGCCGTTGTTTACGGACTTAATCGTGAGCTGGTTATCCCCCTCTCCATATCCGAGCGGATAGATGCGGGTTATGATGCCCTGTGCATTTTCTGGCACCTGCATGGAAAGCAGATTGTGGCCACCCCGGATAAAGTATCTCGGTTCAGCGTTTGTGTCTATGCGCTTGAGCGATATTCTCCATGGATACGTTGCCGTATTGACCTTCCATATGTATGGTTCCGTAAAGCGGTTCGGGATGCTCCACAAAGCATTGAGTACGGTTTCATTCGTCCAAGCATATTCAAATTGCCGGGAAAAATCGCACTCGTCCAATACCCAATTCTTTGTTTTCTGGAACGATAATACATAGCGTATGACATCGGCCGTATAGGTGCCAATGTTGCCTATTATGTGATAGCCGGGCATTACGCTGTCGGCCAAAGTAGCCAGCACATGCTCGCAAAGGTATGTGCGTTCCTTTACGTTGCTCTTGATGGTTTCAGGCTTGATGATGCGATACAGTTCGCCTTTTTCTCCTTTGCTGGATAACCAGCGTACCCGATGGAAGGGCTTGCAATAATCGTTTTTTGGGTCTGTGCGCGGCAGCTTAAATTGCAGCTTGCCAATATCGTTGATGGGTTCGTCCTCGTTTACACCATTGGCATTTTCAAGATAAGCCGTTCTTACATTATCGCGATCGAGTATCTCAAGCATTACAACCACCTCTCCGTATACAGCATGGAGGATTGCAGTGATGCGGTTGTCCCCGTGTCGATATGTACCGACCTTACAAGCCTATCAAGCCAGCACCATCCGCCCGAATGCTTTGAAATGATGTTTTCGCCATCAAGCATCACCACGTAATTCTCGCTGTCGATTATCAGCGATTGTCCGGGTTTGAGCGTAATGTCAATTACTATCTCCACAATATCCTGGGCTTCGATATCCAATGCCGCCGTAATGATTTCGTATGTATTCTGCCCAGGCATATATACAATACAACCGCAATACGCCGTACACTCTATCTGCTCCTGTGCCATTCCCGAAAGGTAGTATTCGGCGCCAAGAATCGCCGATGCCTGTATCGTTTCCCCGGCGTTGTTCGTGACATAGGCCATGGCGCCAAGCACAAGGTTTTTGTCAATCGTTTCTGCTGCGTTGGCATTGAGATTAACCGTCCCTATGATCTCGCATACTGCCGACACGTTTTCTATACTTTGGGATTGCAGCAATACGCCGGCATTGATGGCGATTTGGCCCGTGATGCTCTCATTGGCATTGGTATCCAAAACGGCGATTACAGCCAAGCCAAAAAAGCCACCGATGGTTTCATAAGCATCAGTTTGCAGATAAATCAGCGTATCATCAAACGGTACATTAAAAGCAGCTTGGTTGAATGGCGTTTGGTTAATCACTTACAACACCTGCCTTGCCGCGTATTTAGTTGATGGTGAAATTAAAGGTATTCGGATTATATACAACCTGTCTTCCTGTGGTCATGGCGATTTGGAGCGATGCGTTATCAATCAGATACGGCTCGCCGTTTGCAGCTGCGTCATATATGGCTATGTGCGTGAGCTGCCCCCATGTGCCGGTTGCCACAGGCGTTTCAACGCGCGCACTGTTGGTAATCAGGCAAGCGCCGCTCGCCTGCTGGGACGGAGCGGTAAAGGCGAGTGCTGTACGTTCATAACCGTTTCCGCTGAACTCTGCGCCGCCAGCTTCGGGGCTGCCATTGCACAGAGCCAGATATGGAGTGAAGCCAGCACAGTTGATCCCCCGCAACAGGTTCATGCACTTTGCCTTGTAAGCATTTGCCATCTTGCCGGACCATATCCACTTTACAGATCCAGCTCGTACCACAGGCGCGATACCGGCACCGATTGAAAGGGTTTCCTCAAGCTGACCGTACAAATACATATTGCCGCCTGTCAAAGAGTCCATGACGCCCACGTGCGTAGCATTGCCAACGCTTACAGCCGCTTCCGCATATGTGATGGCCTCGGTGTTCTGCATGGCATATCCCGTCCCAGAAGCGGCGGGCGTGGAAAAGGTGATTACCTGCCGCGTATACCCGGAATAGGCCACTTCCGTGCCGCCGCCAGCATCAGACGGATCATTGAGGAAAAGAGCGAGATATACCACGGTGGGAGCAGCAGCACTTATCCCGCGCGCAAGGTTAAGCATGATTTCTTCAAAATGGTTGGTAGCGTACATCAGTAAGTCTCCTTTCGACGTGTTACGGTAATATGGATTCCCGAAATTGACGAGCTTCCAATGTTCTTTATCTCAAGGCGCGTAGGCGCCTCGGCGGTGCCGTTATATTGCGGTGCTATGGAGGCGGCAAATGAAACATCTACCGTTTGGCCATACGCATACGGGTCACAGATAAAAGGGAGCGTGAACTTCCGCATCACGCTCACCTCTTTTGCTATATTGCCGGGAGAATACAGCCTGCCGATGTAGTATTTATCCGGCTCGTCCCAGAATACGATCCTTTGCTTTTCCGACAGGGCGTATACAAGTTCTCTTACCTGCGCCTGCGTCAAAAGCGATATTGTCCCGCATTTTACCATCAGAGTGATTTCATCGTGGTACTTTGAGCCGTAATCCAACATGCCGCTTTTGTCTGGCACTTGCACCTTGCAGGCGCGAAGGTTGGCAAAGAATGGCCGCTCCACAGTTTCAACGATTATCCCAAACTCGCTGCGCAGATCAACGCCGCCAAACATCATACTATCTCTTTGCATCAGATAATCCCCCTGTATCGCAGTTTGCGCTCCAATTCATCCGCTACGTCTTCTCCAATGACAGCGGCGCTGGGCATCTCGCCGCCACTCTCGCCTTGCACCATGACATAAATATCGCCGAAGCTGATGCTGCGGCTGTTGTCCGTTGTAGATGACTGGTTGCTGATATTGCTGATTGATGGCATGGAATCGTCTATCCCATTGACTATCTGAGGTATGCGGTTTTTAACATCCAAATCCAACGCCTGATCCACTACATCCTGCAAAGTCTTTGCCACCAGGTTGGCTTTGTTCTTGGCGCCTACAATCATGCCCTCGTCTATATCTTCAAACAGTTCCATGGTTTTGCGCGATGGAGAATGACTGTCTGCCGCTGACCGCGCTGCGTCTATTGCCCGGTTCACAATGCCGCGGATAGTGGAGTACAACGAGGAAGAACCCGAATTGAGCCCGGAAATCATGCCATCCACCATTGAGTAGCCGATACTGTTCATTTCGCCCGGCAACCCCGACATGGAAGAAGAAATATAGGACGATAGCTCTGACAAGATGCTTTGCGTCCGGGGCTTTACTTGGTCGAAAGCATTGATAAATCTTTCAACCGATTCCGTACCGCCCTGCTCCATGGAGGATATAATTTCCTCGCATAGAGTGGTGACGGTTGTGTTCAGTTCGGGCGCTGTGGTTTCCACGCCTTGCTTCATGCCCTCGGGTATGCCCTCGCCAATCTCCTTCATTACCTGTGATGGTGAGTGGCTATCCAAAGCTGTCCGCACCGCATCAATTACGGCCTGTGCCATTGCTGTGGCGCCTGTTTCAACGCCGCTTCTGCTCGCCTCTATGCCTGCTTCCAACCCGCTGCCGGCATCGGTTCCTGCCTGCTCAAATGTCATCCCGACATTTGCAAATGCGCTCTCAACAGCGGATATGAACGGGCTGAAATCCACGTTGCCAGTTGAACCGGTTATTTCTGCAATGGTATCAGCATAATTCTGCGACAATGCAGCAAGGGAGCCTTCAAGGTTGGTGTCGAGTTCCGCGAATATCGATGCCAGCGTGTCCTTGTATTCGTTGACCTGCGACATGCTGCTGATAATCGCAGATATTTCCGCATCTGTGGCAGAAGCCAGACCAGCAAGAGCGGCTGCGCTTTCCGTACTGCCATCGGTGAAGTTCGCGGCAAACTCCCTTATACCCTCAATGTTCCGGGACAGCAGGCTCTCCATGTTGTCCTGATAGCTTTGGAGGTACTCGACTTGGGAATCCACCGCCTGTTTGAGCGTATCGGCGCTGGTCTTGGCCTCGTTATCCATTTCATCCCAGATGCCGATTTGCCCGTCCAGGCTTTCCCTTGCGCTGTCATACGCATCTTTGTATGCCTGTGCAAGAGCACCGAGGCTTAACGATACGGCCTCAGCTGCTTGCGCTGCCGCCTCCTGCATAGTGATGTTTTCACCAGTAGCTAAACCGGCCTCTTTTTGAGCCTCAGTAAAGGCTGCAAGTGATTTTCTGGCCTCTTCGACAACAGCCTCATGTTCGGCAAGCGTGGCATTGTTGATCTCCATTGCTTCGGTGAGGTTTTTTTCCTCCTGCTCGACGTCAAGCATCTGGCTTTCCAGGGCTTGCATCTGGATTTCAACCTCTTGCTGCTGGTATTTCAGGTTCCCAAGTTCCTCGTTGTACTCGAACGTGGCATTTGCGGAATTGTAGGTTTCTTCGGTTATCTGTATTGACAAATCAAGATACTTTTGCTGCGCTGCTTCGTATGCTTCCTGTAACTGCTGACCCCTTGCTTTTGCGTCGTTTAGCTTAACCTGATTTTCCATCAGCTCCATTTCGACAGCGACAACAGCATCAATAGTATCCGAATACTTGGCGATAAGCGCCTCTTCCAGCGCCATCTTTTTCCACGCCTCAACGTTCTCAAGCAACGCCTCGGTTCCGCCCTCAAGAAGCCCGGTCTGTTCATCCAATGTAAGGTTCAGTTCCGGAAGAATGGAGTTGAGCTTATCGACTATTATTCGGTACTCGTTTTGAGCCTCGTTGGTATTCAGCCCAGCAGCTTCAAGCTCTCTTAGGCGCTCTGCATAGCGTCCTGCAAGCGCCGCGGTGCTTTCCACACTCTCGGCAGTAGCATCGTATTCCTCGGCTGCAACATTGATGGCCTCCGAACATTCCCGCGATGCTTCGGTAAGCTCCTTGACGGACGGGACGCTGCTATCTACCGTAGTGACCAATACGGCTATACCGGCTACCAACGCAGCTATTGCAGTTGCGGCCAATATGATATGATTGGTTTTTAATGCAGCCGTAAATGCTGCCGTTGCCACTTTTGCCAGATTCGATGCAACCGTATAAGCGGTGAGGCCAGAAACGAACACAGCCAGCGTTGTAGTAAGGGCAGCGATAACAGGCACCAGATAATCGCACTCCTGTATCGTTTCAGCGATCCAGCCAAGAACATCTGCACCAACATCGTATAGTTCACCAAGAGCAGGAGTGAGCTGATCTCCTACGGCGATTTTTACGTTCTCGAAATTGTTTTTGAGCAGTTGGAGGCGGCTTTCCGTGGTTTCGTATCTGGTGGTTGCCTCTTTAACCAGCGCCGTATTTTCTTCCCACGCCTGATTGGATGTGCTGATCGCACGGGTGAGTAAGCCCGTCTTATCCTCAGCGTTGGCAAGCGCCGTAATCATATTGACCATGCGCGTTTCCGTAATGCCAAGGGTGTTCAACATTACGGTTGCACTTGAATCCAGATGGTTGATATTGCCTATAAAGGCAGCTACGGCAGCGGTGGCATCCTCGCCCCAGAGCCGGGAGAACTCCTGCGCAGACATGCCCGCCGCCTTTGCCCAGTTCTCAAGCCCTTTGCCGGTTTCAACGGCGGCTTTCATGTCATTTATGAGCTTCGACATTTGCGTACCGCCGTTGGCGGCCTCTATGCCGACAGATGTAACCGCCGCAGACAGCGCCAGCATTTCCGCTTCGGTCATGTTGGCGTTTGCACCGGCAGCAGCAATGTTCTGCGTCATGTCAACGATTTTGCGCTCGTTCGTGGCAAAGTTGTTGCCCAAGGCAACCACCGCAGAACCAAGGTTTTCATAGAAAGAGGTATCCATGCCCGTGACAGCCGTGAACTGTGCCAGCATGGTGGCCGCTTCCTCCGATGTCATGTTCGTTGCAACGCCAAGGTTTGCCATGACAGAAGTAAAGCCGAGCAGATCATCTTTTGCCACGCCAAGCTGTCCTGCAACTTCCGATATGTTTGCAAGCTCGGTGGCAGCGAGCGGGATCTCGGTGGATAGCTGCTTGATGTTCTCGCTCATGGTAGCGAGTTCTTCTTCGGTAAGGTCCGTGGTCTTTGCGACGCCGGCCATGGCGCTCTCATATTCGATGGATGATTCCACGCAGGCATCAAACGCCTTGGCGATCTCTCCAAGGATTTTTGCTATGCCTGCGGCGGTGAGGGCTTGAGCAAGGGTATCAACCGATTCCGCGGAATCATCGGTTTCGTTGCCAAACTCGTCCATGGATTTGGCGCAGCCATCGGCACTTTCGGCG